CCGTCCGTGCGGCGCTCGGTGTTCTTGGTGAGGTTCAGGCCGCGCACGCGATTGAGCATGTCGATGGCGTCGCCTTCGAGCTCGATGCCCTTCTCGATGTACTTGCTGCTGACCTCGAACTCGACGCCAAAGATGGCCTGCGAGACAAGCTCGCGGATGTGGGTCTTCGCGCCGACCGACAGCACCTCGCCGGCCTTGATCGCGGCGGCGGTCGGGTTGGTCATGAGGCGCCCGAGCGACGAGCAGCGGATGAGCAGTTCACCGGCCATGGCTCGCCCCTTCGTCGGCCAGCGTCGCGGCCTTGCGCATGGAGCCGAACTCCTTGCTGAGCCGGCCGCGCTGCTTGGCGTCGAGCGTGCCCCACCACTTCGTGAGCGAGGCCATGCCTTCCATCGCGGCGGAGCGGCCGGCGTCGATCAGGGCTTGATGCAACTCCTGGTCGGGTGTGTAGCCAGCCGGGGGCTGGTCGTCGTTGCCGTCCCTGTCTTCCTCACCAACGGCGACGTTGAAGATGAGCTTCAGCAGGTAGCGCATGCCGTAGGACATCGCGGCACCGGAGGCGTGCGTCTTGGTCATTACGTCGCCGCCCTTGGCGCCCTTGCCATCGGCGGGCATGTCGGCCTTGTAGGTGCGCGTGTGGCCGGCGCTGTGCGACACGTAGGCCAGCACTCTGGTGTGGCCCTCGGGCGCGCCGTCGCCGGTGTCGAAGCTCAGCGCGAACCCGTGCCGCGTGTAGACGGGGCGCAGCTTGGAGTCGAGCTTGCCGTAGGTGGCGTACTGGCTGCGGGTCTGCGGGTTCGTGGCGTCGGCGGAGACGCGGCCCATCTCCGACTGGGCCTTGTTCATGGCGTCGTTGAACGCCTCCTCGGCCGCGCGGTTCTTCATGCGGTCGTGCATCGCCCAAAGTCGCTCCATCTTCTCGATGTCGACGTTCGGATCGCGCGCCGCGGAGGCGATGATCTGGATGAGACTCGACGCCTCGTTGTTCGACACCGCCGCAACGGAGTAGGTCCGTTGCGTGGCGGGCAGATGCTCGGGGGCCATCTCGAGTTGAGCGAGCGGTGCGTTCAAGTCCCTCTCCTTGGTGTGCGCAGCGGCTTGACGTTCTGAGCCGGTGCGGGTTGCTGTGCGGCGCGGATGGCCTGGAAGCGAGCGCGAATGTCTGTGGCCGCCGCGCTGACGTACTCGAACTCGGCGCTCTTGATGCTCTTGCTCGGCTCGACGCGAGACAGGAACGGGGGGTCGGTGCGCTTGGGGGTGGTCATGTGCGCGGCTTGCTTTCGAGGTGGGCGCGCAGACGCGCCAGCGCCTCTTGGTTCATGTGGCCCTCGGAAACGATGTCCCCGACGACCGACAGCAACTCGTTGTAGTCGTGCGCCTGTGTTGGCGCGGCGGAGCGCGGAGCCACTAACTCAATTTCCGTCTCGAACGGCAACTTTCGACCAATGCCAAGGTGTTGCCCGAAGTCGGCCATCAGGCCCCACAGTTGCCACTCGCTCCAGCCGTCTTGGTCCGCTTTCGGGGGCGTGTACTTCATGGGAGGATGGAAGTCCCCCCAGAAGGCTGCGTGGCCTTCTGCGTGTACGGCGCGCCCGAAGTCGGTCAACTTCACGCGAACCGTACCGTTCACGTTGAACTTGATCGGGGCAACCTCGCGCATGTCGGCGATATTTCTCACGCCACCACCCCCGACACCCAAGCCGCGATTGCCGGCCACACCCTCGCAGCCAGGTGCACGAAGCCCACGAAGCACAGCAGCACCACCGGCCCGGCGAACGGCGCCAGCACGATTGCCTGCATGCGGCGCCTCTCGTCGCTCGCGTCAGCCTTCGGGGCACGGATCGGGGCCGGGTAGAGCCACGAAGGGCCGGCGCTGCACTCGCTCTCGGCCAGGTCCGGCAGAGGCGTAGGGTCGGTCAGCATCAGGCGCTCGGTGCCGTCGTTGCGGCGGAGGAGGACGACTTCGGCGGTCATGGTTGGCTCCTAGGTCAAACTGCACACAGGCCGCTGCACGGGCTGCGGCTTCACGAAGTTCTGCGGGTCGGAGAGGCGCCACAGGGTCACGCTCACAAGAGCGATGACGAGGAACGCTGCAGCCACCTCAAGCACGAACATGACGCGCTCGCGGGGGCGGAGGCCGTCGAAGAAGGCGCTCACTTGAAGAGCACCCAGGCGACGAAGCAAACCGTCAACAGGACTGCGATGCCGTGGACGGCTTCAGGCCAACTCATGCGCGCTCCTTCAGTTCGATGTGGATTTCCGCCAACTCCCCGGCCGCCGTTTCGCCCCAGCCGAGAGCGCGGAAGTCCTGCTTCACTTCGGCCCACTCCGGGTGACGGCGGGCGAACTCGGCGCGCTCCATGGCGCGGATGTGGGCGAGTTCTTCGCGGGCGAAGGTGGAGTCGTGGATCACTTGGCGGCCCCACTTGCTGCGGCAACTACAGCCTTCGGCTCCTGCACGCATCCGATGACGACGCGGCCTTGAGCCGGGGGCTGAACCTCGACGCTGGTGGCCTCGCCGACAGTCACCGCCGTGGTGCTGTTGGGCGCGATCACGAACGCGCTCTTCTGCTCGAAGCACGCAGCGCGTGACTCCGTGATCCAGCGCTCCTCGGTGACGCAGGAGCCACCAGTGGCGGAGGTCATGCAGAGCCAGAGAATCCAGTTCATTGCCACGTCCCGGCGCGGTAGACGTGGGCGATGAGCAACCGGCCGGAGGAGGCCGGCTCGAACTCCTGCGCACGGATGCCGCCGCTCGGGATGCGCTCCGGCGCATCGAGTGCGCAGCGAGCGTCGAAGAACGCTTCGTAGTTGCTGCCGGGGGCGAAGTCGAAGATGGTCTCGGCTCTCACCGTGGACCCGCCGCCGTCGCGCTCGGTGTACGGCTGCGAGCCTCCGGTCAAGCACTGGATGGGGCCGTAGACCCAAGCCTCTCCGTATTGCTTAGCTGCCATCTAGCTCTCCCGTGGGCGCTGCGGGGTGCGGCGCCGTTGGGAGAACTGTAGCAGCGCTACACATGAGCGTCAAGCACTGCTACAGATGCGGACGCAAAAAGACCCGCTCGGGGCGGGCTGGTCGATGCGTTAGGCCTGGGTCACTGCGGCGCGCGACACTGCCTCACTTCGTCGCGGTCTTTCGCCTTCGCGGCTTCGACGGTCTGCCACTGCATGTTCGCTGGGTGGTCGGCGCCGCCAGCGCACAGCGGGCGTACATGGTCAACCACGTAGCCTGGGCACGCGCCGCGCGCCTTGCCGGTGGCTGGGCAGGGGTTCAGGCGCTGAAACTCGGCGCGCTGGGCGCTCGACCGATGGGCGGGGGCGGCGAATGCGCCAGCCACCATCAGCAACCCCGACAGCAGTGCCGCCGCGGACCTCACGGGGTACTCTCGAATCGCTTTGCCAGGAGCGCGTTTGTCTTGCGCTGCTCGTCGAGAAGTTGCTTCAGAAGCGGCTTCATGCCGAACACCGCGAACGGCAGCAAGATCCACACGATGGCTAGCACGATCCCGAAGATGAACAGAATCAGGATCGTCGTTGTCCCGAGATTGCCCACGTTTCGCCCCTCCCTTGGTGTGTTTCGTTTCGCTGGCTCACTTGGTGAGCGACCGGCGCGTCAATGTGTAGCCAATGGCAACTGCTCCCGTTGGGTATCCCAACAACTAGGAGCGAACTGATGACACAAGAAAAATGGAGCCTCGGCACTGCCGGGGCCGCCGTCACGGTCGGCGGCGGTGTGGGAGTGATCGAAGTGCGTGGCTTGGTCTGCAATCGCGCCCTCGAGACGCTGCACGGGCGCATCGGCACTTGGGCCGCGGTGTCTCGCCCGCTGGGCTACGTGCTTGTACTTGGCTGGGAGGCGGTGCTCACTGCAAACGGCCCCCGCGAGGTGATGGCGTACCTGCGAGGCTCCTCGCGGCCAGGCGCGGCCCCCATGCCGGCGGCCATCGTGGTGCCACCCGAGCGCATGAGCTGGGCTACGAAGCATTGCCTTCAGCTCGCGGAGCATGGCCTTTCAAGGGCCGCTTTTGACGACCCGACGAAGGCTTTGCAGTGGATTCGGCGGCGCGCTCCGGCTTTCGCGGGTCGCGGGTCGGCCAAGCGTCAATCTGCGCCGTCAGCCAGTCGAACAACTCATCGCGACTGCGGCCATCTGCCGTCGCTTCCGGTGATCTCTGGAACTCTACGGCCAGCATCAGGGCTCGGTTCCCTGCGACTGGATCGCTAGCGAGCGGTGGGGGCGCCTCGGCAGGCGCCTCAGAAGATTTCACTTCGTCGAGCTGGCGAAGCGCCTCGTACATCTCCTTGGCGATGCGCGGGCTGATCTCGTCAAGGCGGACGCCGAAGGCCTTTGATGTGCTGGTTGAGCATGGACGCGCCGCCCGGCAGCTTGTGCACGCGGGCGAACTCGGCCTTGTTGCGCACCGCAGAAAAGCGCCTCTCAAGGCGCTCGGCCTCCTCCTGCTTCGACCAGATTTTGCTCATTTGTCGCGATCCTAAGTCCGCACTCGTGGAGCGGTGCTTTACGTTGGCCTGTAGCAGTGCTACAGTCCAACCGTGGACAAGACGCAACTTGCAATCGCGCTCGCCTGTGCATCGGTGGGCGGACAGGCCGACTTGGCGAGGGCGCTCGGCATCACGCCAGCCGCCGTCAACCAGTGGTGCAAAGGCGCCCGTGAGGTGCCCGCCGAGCGCTGCCCCGCGATTGAGGGGCTCACGCGGCGCGCTGCTTTCGAGAAGGGCGACCCCTCGCTGATCGTGACGTGCGAGGCGCTCCGCCCGGATGTGAACTGGGGCGTCTTGCGTCGCGAGCGTGACGTGCCCGCCGAGGCCAAGGCGGGCTGAGCCATGCAGCCGAACCGCTTTGTTCGTGCGTCCTCCGGCAAGCCCCTCGGGGCCGACTCCCACCTCGTGGGGGATGCCGGCCGGGCGCACGACCAAGGTCGCAGTTCCCGCAACTGAGTGCAAAGCGATGGGAGTCGTCATGCATGCAACCTTCGCCGGAACCGACCGGCAACCACAAGCAACCTCTGGCAACCGCTCATTGAGCATCCACGCCGAGGCGCCGCCCGC